ATCGTTAGACTCGTATGCTCAGCGTTTATTGCCGGCTCTAAAACCGACCCTTGTTCAGTAGCTGTTCCTAACGTCGCTGTGCCGGTATTGGTAATCGTAACTGTCGTTACACCGCCCACGCCCGACGTGTTCACCCAGAGATAGTTTCCAGCCGTACCATTAGACGCCATTGCCCCGCTGGCAATAGTGGTCCCACTCGCGCCAGCGCCAGCGCTAACTTGTTGGACGAGTGAGCCGGCCATGTCCTACCTCAGAGTCGCTACGGTTAAAGCCGTTGTGCGGGGGTGAGTGCCATGGGGTGCTTTCGTGGTTATTGAAGGCCGATTGCCCTGCCATCCGGCCCGCGCTGGATGGGTCTTGCCACTCCGCCCTTTTCGACGTGCGTAGCCTTGCCATCCGGCCCACGGACGATCTTTGACGGGGCCTGCGCGTAGTCCATGATCTGCTGAAGAGCTTGCTGGACAGGGGCAATGTCAAACGGGGGCGCGGCTTGCTTGTCGGCGATGATGAGCTTGACCTGGGCGTCCAGGTCTGCCTTGTATTTGTCCATGTCGGCTTGAAGCACGGCCAAGCGCTGCTCGCCCTCTAGCTTTGCTTGCTCAAGCTGGGCATCCAACAAAGCCCGCTGCTCTTCACGCATGGCGTCACGTTGGTCGTTGGTCGCCTGTAACTGCAGCGATGCCTGAAGCTCTTGCAACTTGGCTTGGCTCTGGGCCGCGATCTTTTGCATCTCGGCTTGCATCGTGGCTTGGAACTTCTGCGCATCCGCCTGGAGTTCCATTTGCTTGATCTGGATGGCAGTCTGCCCCTTCTGCTGCTCGGGGCTGGGTTGTTGCGGGTGAGGAGGCTTTCCAGTGGGGTCGATCCAGAACTTGTCTGGCGTCGCAAACCCTGCGGCCTTTGCCATCTCTGTCACCGTCGCGTGCAGTTCCTGTGGCCCAGCCAGGCCCATCGGGAGCATCTGGAGTTGGGCTGCGAAGATGTTTTGGAGCTGGGCCTGCATGCTGTCCTTGTTCCCAGCCCCGACTCCGACATTGATCTTGATGTCGCGCTTCTTGCGCCATTCTTGCGGATCAACAGTCACCCACTGGCCCTTCAGCTTGATCGTGAGGGCCTTGTTTTCGTGCTTGCTGATGATCTCCTGCACACAGGAAAAGAGCGCTTCCACCGCAGGCGCCATCATTCTGGCGATGTGCTCGACCCGCATCGCGGCCTGGGTCTGGACTGCAACGGTCTTCTTCCACCCGTCATTCGCCGCCGTAGGGTCGTTGCCGGAGAAGGTGCGACTTGCCCCGGTTCGGTTCTGCCGCTTCTGATCAAAGAATTCCAGGCTTTGAATGATCTGCTCGAAGGCGAACGGGTGGACCAAGGGGACGACATGGCCAGCCGGAAGGCTGTCATCCAGCATGCGAACCTGCCCCCCTGGCCTTGAGTCAAGCAGGTCTTCCATGTTCACCATACGGCTGACCACGTTGCGGCCGTTGTTGGCGAGGTAGAGGTTGTCCAGCCCGCCACGAGTGATCGCGGTCCCAACGTCTTGCAGGTCAAACACCGTCTCGGCAATCGACATACCAGGGTGCCTGTGGGGCAGAGCCTGACAGGTCATCGACGCTACGGAAATCCGCGCACAAGGCTCTGCATAGTAAACCTTCCGGCCCACGAGGATGCAGTAATAGAGCCGGCTCTTCTTGTCACCCTCGGCATCGCAGCGTACCCAGACCATGCGCGCCCAGACCATGCGCATGACGCCGAGGCTGGCATCGCCACGCTGCTGGTCTTCTGCGTATCGGTTTCGTGCCTGGTCTTCTAGCGCGGTATTGCTTTCATCATCGCTTGCATCCTCGTCAATATCCAGGTCCATCGCCTGCAAATCGGCAATGGTCATGTGCTTGCGGTACTCGAAATATGGGCAGGCTTGCAGCGTCCAATCTGGGGTTGACGCGGCTACATGGCAATGCTCAGGCGGAAGCACCTTAATGCACAGGGTATCGTCGTTGTCCTCACGCTCTAAGACTAGAGCGTGCTTCATCACCTGATCAGGCTGCTGCGGTGGAGGTGGAGGAGGCATCCCTGGCTGTGGCGGGGGCTGATGCGCCATCATCTGCTGATACTGCTGCATCGCCTGCTGATATTGGGCCTGGGCGTCTGCGGTGGCCTGTTCGTCCACCTCTGCGGTGTGCTCGATTACCGTCACTTCCTTGTCGGACAGCAGTTGGGCCAACTGATCGTCCGATTGCCCTTCGTACTTCTCACGGATCAGGGTTTCGCTCTCGTCCCAATACGCCATCGCATACGAGTTGCCCAGCAGCATGGCGTCGAGAATCCAGTCCGCCGCGATCTGCTCCCAGTTGTTCTGCGCGGTGATGTAGTGATTCAGGACCGCCGTTACCTGTTCTGCGGCCTGTTCATCACCCGGCCCCACCGGGACAGCTTTGCAGATGACTTCGCTCGAACTGGCAAAGATTCTCACCAGGGACGGGAGCATCACAGAGATAGTCTCGTATACGCTACGGTCAACCACCTGGCTCCGGCCCTCCGGGGCGGGGTTTGTGTTCAGACCGAAGTAATACTCCAGAGCCTTTGTTCGGGCTTGGCCCAGGCTCGACATAGTGTCGGTGCCATAGGCGTCCTCGCGCGCTAGGTCAATCGCGGCCAGCAGCTTTTCGTGGTCGATTGCCATTGGTGACCTTTTCATCCATCGCCAACTGCTGCGCGGATAGTGACTGCATGCCTGCGACCAGGGCGGCGATCTGCACGGAATGCTGATCCATGGCTGTCAGCAGGGTATTGAGAATCTCGCTCAGGTGGCCCTTATCACCCCGGACTGCCTTGAAGATCGCCTTTTCGCGGTCGCTCATACTATCCCCGCAGTGCTGTACTTCAGCTTTGGCAATGATACACCGCTTGGCTCTTTATATGCTACTGCCATCAAACCAAACGCATCCGAGCCGTGACTAGACCAGTCATGGTCAGGGCCTAGCCCTATACCACGAGCTTCGTCCTTCTTCTCGTGATACCAGCCCAAAGCCGCTAACCCTGCTTCCGTCTTCGCCTCATCAAACCACATGCGTGTAAATAGTCTGCGGCCGGCTTCGATCCGCCCCTTGGCAGCGCCGCGTCCCTGGTTAGGGATGACAGTCACCGAGTATCCAGCTTGTTTGAAGGCTTTCTCGAAGCTGGAGTCCGTGACCATCTCTTGCTGTTCGCCGTCATGCGGGAGGACAATATCTGCTTTGTTCGGCGTATACCCCTGTTCCCGCAGCCATTCAAGGTGTGTCGCTAGGGGCTGGCCGACCGCTTCATAGTAGTTCAGGATGCGAATCTCGCGCCCGATGAACTGCGCGGCCCATATAGCGAAAGCATCGGACTTGGCTCCCGTCCCGCCCAGGTCGCAGAAGATGCGTATTTTCATCAGCGGGTCAGCGGATAACCGGCCGATCCTGCCCTCTTGCTTGGCAAGAGCTATGGCCTTGGCATAGTAAGCGCCCTCCAGGACCGTGGCGTAGCCGCCCTCCCAGATGTGGTCGTATTGCTCTGGTTGCATGCGCAGGCAGTCCAGGCGCTCCTGCTCTAGTTCGGCAGGGAACCACGGGTTATCGCGCCAGTTGGACTTGACCACAACTGAGCCAGTGGGCTTCTCCGGCCCCCGCAGCATCACGTCAACCGGGTCTGTCCTGCGCCTGGGGTTCCAGCTAAACCATAGCTGGCTGCCTGTTGCGCGTAGCGTCGGGCGCAGCATGTTCAGGCTTGGACCCGTAGCAGTCTGGGCCTCTTCCCACCACGCGCGCTTGAAGCCCTCCAGGGACTTGATGCTGTCTGCGGTGTAGTCCTGCATCCCCTTGAAGATGATTAGCCCATCGCCGGGGGTGCGGATCAGGTCATTGAAGACCTTGAAGCCGTCAGCTTCCCCGATGCCGTGTGCCAGGAGCTTGGACTCGATCAGGAGCTTGGAGGACTGGGCCAAGTCCTTCTGCACTTCACGGATGCAGACTGCTCGCATCCCTGCGCCGGCACTGGCACCAGGCTCGTACAGGCAATCCTCGATCAGCTTTTCAGCGAAGAAGTGACTCTTGGCCGATCCGCGCCCACCGTGAGCGCCTAGATATCGTGACCCAGGTAGCAGCGGCTCGAATACCGCTGCGGTGCGCATCCTGATGTCACGGCCGGACGATTTCACGCACTACGGCCCGGATTGACTCGCCCAGCTCATGCGTGGCTTCGATCTTGTCGCCGTATATCTTGGGCAACATCTTGGACAGCATCCACTTGCGCGAGTCAACCCGCAGCCTAGACCTGGCCGTGAACTCTGCGTTTGGCTTCGGGCCGTTGTCATTCTCGACCACATCGCCCGATGCGTCGTCGCTGATCTCGATAATCTCGTCGGCCATCAGTTTGTATCCGGTGGCACGCGCGCGTGCGTATTGATCCGCAAACGCTGGGTTTGCTTCTTCCCAACGCAGCACGCTCTGCACCGTTGTTCCATTTGCGGCGGCGGCCTTGCGCAGACTTAAGCCGCTGGACAGGGCGGCGCAGATAGCGTCCGCCTTATCCTGCGAGAACATCAGCAGCCTTTCGAGCCCTTCTTGGGCGGTGGTTTCTTGGGCATTGGCTTGGCTGGCATCTTCATCGGCATCTTCATGATGTGGCCCTCGGTGATGAGTGATTATGCTCCCGTGCATAGCCTCATGCAATCTTCGCATGCGAACTAAGGGTTTGTCCTAGTATCAATTAGCCCATGATGCCCTTATTCTCTAGTCATGGGTTGGCGATGTGCTGGCCCTCTTAGGAGAGCACCAAATGACCACCAGCATCCTCGACCGCGGCAAGAACAGCAACGGTTTCTCTGTTCGCCTGCAACAGCGCGGTGCCAAGTTTGATGTCGTGTACTGCACCGGGTTTTGCTGGAAGTACATCGCCAAGGCCGTGACCGAGCAGGCCGCGCGCAACGTCTTCGCCCTCGAGATTCTGGCCTAACCCATCAACCCTGCCGGCCCTGCCGGCGCAACTGGAGTCCACATCATGAGCACACTCAAGCCCATCAAGATCAACGCCGCCAACGCCGCCGCGATTGTCGCCGCCCTGGCCGCAGTCAACGGCAAGGCCGATTCGCACACGTACACCCTCGCATCTGAGGTGCTGGCCGTCGCCAACGTCGCCGAGTCAGCGCTGACGGACATCGGCATCGCCAAGACACGGCGCGCTGGCGCAGTGTACGGCAGCACGAGCGGTAGCA